TTGTGCCTAGTAAAAACGGTAGATTTAAAATAACTTGGGTGCCACCTAATAATTTACAAAATCAAGTGATACTAAGAAAAGGATACAAGTATCCTGGCAATGAGCATATTGGAGCTTTTGGTTGTGATAGTTATGATATTAGCGGAACAGTAGATGGAAAAGGATCTAATGGATCTTTACATGGCTTAACTAAATTTAGCATGGAAGATGCTCCTACTTACCATTTCTTTTTAGAATATATATCAAGACCACAAACGGCTGAGATATTTTTTGAAGACGTATTGATGGCTTGTGTATTTTATGGTATGCCCATACTTGCTGAAAATAACAAACCAAGATTACTTTATTATTTTAAACGTAGAGGTTATAGAGGTTTTTCAATGAATCGTCCTGATAAAGTTTGGAATAAACTTTCTACAACTGAAAAAGAGATAGGTGGTATACCTAACTCTAGTGAAGATATTAAACAAGCTCATGCAGCTGCCATTGAATCTTATATAGAAAATTATGTAGGATTTTTAGATAATGATACAGGTGATATGTATCATCAAAAGACTTTAGAAGACTGGGCAGCTTTTGATATAAATAATAGAACAAAGCACGATGCTTCTATAAGCTCCGGTCTAGCTATTATGGCTTGCAATAGGAATAAGTATATTCCAACAGCTAATGTTATTAAAAATAAAGTTAACTTAGGTATAAAAACTTATGATAACAAAGGAAATTTATCTAAAATAAACGAATAAATGCAAATACAAACTTATAATGGTAGTTCTTTTCCAGATCAGGTGGTACCTGACGAGGTCAAAGATAGCTTAGATTACGGAAGACAAGTTGGTAGAGCTATTGAAGGTGATTGGTTTAGTGGTACTAGATCAGGAGTGTCTGGAAGATACAATACTAACTACAATAACTTTAGAAATTTAAGACTTTACGCTAGAGGCGAGCAGTCTGTACAAAAATATAAAGATGAATTAGCTATAAATGGAGATTTGTCTTATTTAAATTTAGACTGGAAACCTGTACCTATAATACCTAAGTTTGTTGATATAGTTGTTAATGGCATGGATGGTAAGCTTTATGATATAAAAGCTTATGCTCAAGATCCAGAGTCTTTGAAAAAAAGAACTAGATATGCTGAAACAATATTAAGAGATATAAATTCTCAAAAGCTTATTCAGAAAATTAAACAAGTGTCAGGCATGGACTTGCATAGCACCGCTAATCCTGAAGACTTGCCTCAAAATCAAGAAGAGCTAGACTTACATATGCAGCTTACATACAAGCAGTCTATTGAAATAGCAGAAGAAGAAGCTATTAATAATACTTTAGCTTTTAATAAGTATGATTTAGTTAGAAGAAGAATTGCTGAAGATTTAGTTGTGTTAGGTATAGGTGCTGTTAAAACTAGCTTTAACTTATCTGAGGGTGTGACAGTTGAATATGTTGATCCTGCTGATCTAGTTTATTCATATACTGATGATCCTAACTTTCAAGATATATGGTATGTTGGAGAGGTTAAATATGTTAGTTTAAATGAGCTTAAAAAAGAGTTTCCAGGTTTAACTGATGAAGAAATGCAAACTATACAACAGTATCCAGGAAGTAAAAGTTATAATTATCAATTTAACGGAAGACAAGATAATAATAGTATAGCAGTTCTTTATTTTGAATATAAAACTTATCAAGATCAAGTATTTAAAATAAAAGAAACAGCGACTGGTTTAGAAAAAACATTAGAAAAACCTGATACATTTAATCCACCTAAAAACGACAAGTTTGATAGAGTCTCAAGGTCCATAGAGGTACTATACCACGGTGCTAAAATATTAGGTCACGATATGATGTTGAGATGGGGTGTTGCTAAAAATATGGTAAGACCAGAAGCTAATGTTGTTAAAGTAAATATGAGCTATAATATATGTGCTCCAAAAATGTACAAAGGTAGAATAGAGTCTTTAGTTGGCCGTATGACAGGTTTTGCTGATATGATACAGCTAACGCATCTTAAATTACAACAAGTTTTATCAAGATTAGTTCCTGATGGTGTTTATTTAGATGTTGATGGATTAGCAGAAGTAGATCTTGGCAATGGTACTAATTATAACCCAGCTGAGGCGTTGAATATGTATTTCCAAACTGGTAGTATATTAGGTAGGTCTATGACTCAGGATGGCAATATGAATCCTGGTAAAGTACCTATACAAGAACTACAGTCTAGTTCTGGTGGTAGTAAAATGCAGTCTTTAATACAGACTTACCAGTACTATCTACAAATGATGAGAGATGTTACTGGGCTTAATGAAGCTAGAGATGGTAGTCAACCAAATAAAGACTCATTAGTTGGATTACAAAAACTTGCAGCTGCCAATTCTAACACAGCTACAAAGCATATAGTTCAAGCAAGTTTATACTTATCAGCAAGAGCATGTGAAAATATATCATTAAGAATAAGCGATGCTTTAGAATTTCCACTAACAAAAGAGGCTTTAAAAAATAGTATTAGTTCTTATAACGTAGGAACTTTAGAAGACATGTATAAGTTAAACATGTTTGAGTTTGGAATATATTTAGACTTAGTTCCTGACGAAGAAGAAAAAGCACAATTAGAAAACAATATTCAAGCCGCTTTAAAAACAAATACTATACACTTAGAAGATGCTGTAGAAATAAGAGATATAAAAAATCTTAAATTAGCTAATCAGTTTTTAAAATTAAAAAGAAAACAAAAAGCAGCTGAAGATCAAAAAGCTCAGCAAGCTAATATACAAGCTCAAGCAAATGCAAACGCAGAGGCTTCTGAAAGATCTGCTGCGGCTGAAATGCAGAAACAACAAGCTCTTGCAGAGACTACATTACAAATTGCTCAAGGTAAGTCTAATTTTGAAATAAACAAAATGCAGCAAGAGTATGATATGAAAAAACAAATGGCGGAAATGCAGTTTTTATTTGATAAAGAGTTAAAGCAAATGGAGATTGATAAACTAGGTAGTAAAGAAAAAATGATCGAAGATCGTAAAGATGATAGGACTAGACTAGAAGGCACTCAGCAGAGTGAAATGATACAACAAAGAAATTTAGATTTACCACCTATAGATTTTAATCAAGGTGGACAAGCACAAGACTCAACGCCTCAGGGCTTATTAGAGTAATTATTAACTATTATATTATATTATGTCAGAAGAAATAAAAGAAACACCAGGAGGCGAGTTGACTCAAGGTGAATTTAAAATAAAGAAAAAACCAAAAAACCTAAACAACATTAAAGAAATTACTGAAACTAAAATAGATTTATCAAAAAAAGAAGATGAACCTGTAGTTGAAAAAGTTGTTGAAGAGGAAAAAGTACAAGACAACGTTGTTCAAGAAGTTACTGAAGAACCCGTAGTTGAAGATACTAATAAACAAGAAGACCCTACAAAAGTAAGAAGAGTAGTAGAATTACCTGAAGATTTAAATAAACTAGTTAAGTTTATGGAAGAAACAGGTGGAACAGTTAAAGACTATGTTAGACTAGACACTGACTTTTCTCAAGTAGACGGTAATGTTTTGTTAAAAGAATATTACAAAAATACTAAGCCTCATTTAGATGATGAAGAAATAAATTTCATAATGGAAGATAATTTTTCATTTGATGAAGAGCTTGACGAAGAGCGAGATATAAAAAAGAAAAAACTCGCACTTAAAGAAGAAATTGCTAAAGCCAAGAACTTTTTAGAAGATACTAAGGATAAATATTACGAAGAGATCAAGTTGAGACCTAACGTAACTGAAGATCAAAAAAAAGCAACAGACTTTTTCAATAGATATAACAAAGAACAATCACAAATTGTACAAAGACAAGAAGAGTTTGCTAAAAGTACTAATGACTATTTCAATAACGATTTCAAAGGTTTTGAGTTTAACGTTGGAGATAAAAAGTTTAAGTATAATATTAACAATACTCAAGACGTGGCTAAAGACCAAGTTAAACTATCCAACCTGACTAAGATGTTCTTAGGTGATGATGGATCAGTTAAAGACATTGATGGTTATCACAAGGCTTTGTATGCAGCAAGAAACATGGATACTATTGCTAGTCACTTTTATGAACAAGGCAAAACCGACGGCGTAAAAGGTTTAGTAAATAAATCTAAAAATATAGAAACAGCTTCTCGTCCACAAAACGGTGAAGATATTTATATTGGAGGTTTAAAAGTAAAAGCAGTTTCTGGTGTTGATAGTTCTAAGTTAAAAATACAAAGAAAAAAATAAAAACTAAAAACTAAAATTATGAGTTTATCAGGTGGGAGTTTTCCCGCGTCAATAGTCCCTTCTCAAAACAGAATGGCATTGAGTTCTAACTTTTTAGAATTCAATACTGGAGCTGGAAAGGACTTTGCACAACAATATCTACCGGAGCTTTACGAAGCAGAAGTAGAAAGATACGGAAACAGGACTTTGTCTGGTTTCTTGAGAATGGTAGGAGCTGAAATGCCTATGACTTCTGATCAAATTATTTGGTCTGAACAAAATAGATTACATATCTCCTACAAAAAAGTAGCACAAGCTATAACTGAAATAGGTGCAACTGGTGTATTCCAAGTTACTCCAGATTTGAATAATCCAGCTGGTGGAAACAGCGCTACTAGTATAGCTATAAGAAAAGGACAGACAGTTCTTTTATCAGACGAAGCTACTGGTTTAGTAACTGCTAAAGTTCACGTAACTGAAGTATTTGATGCTGCGCAAGGCGGTGGAGCTGCTGTAGTTGACGGAGCTTCTAATGCTTTAAGTTTTACATGTTCACCTTACGGAAGTAATGACTTACCTGCTGGTTTACTAGGAACTACAGGCGTTAATATGTTTGTATACGGTTCTGAGTTTAAAAAAGGTACTAATGGAATGTCAGGTTCTATTGAGCCTTCTTTCACTCAGTACGCTAACAGACCTGTAATTATCAAAGACAAATACGAAATCAATGGTTCTGATACTGCTCAAATTGGGTGGGTTGAAGTTGCTACTGAAGACGGAACATCTGGGTATTTATGGTATCTAAAAGCTGAGTCTGAAACTAGATTACGTTTTGAAGATTATCTTGAAATGCAAATGGTTGAAGGTGAAAATTCTAAAACAGCTGCTGGTGGTGCTACTACTTTAAGTGGTCAAGGTTTAGAAGGTTCTCAAGGTTTATTTGCTGCTATCGAAGACAGAGGTAATATATACTCTGGTTTTGCTGGTGCTGCTGCTCCTGGTTCAGGTGCAATGGGAGATTTTGATGAAATACTTAAAAACTTAGACAAGCAAGGTGCTATTGAAGAAAACATGCTTTTCTTATCTAGATCTACTGCTCTTGATTTTGACGATATGATTGCTGCTATGGCAGGTGGAGGTTATGCTTCTACAGCTTCAGCTTCTTATGGTTTGTTTGATAACGAGCAAGAGATGGCATTAAACTTTGGATTTACTGGATTCAGAAGAGGTTCTTATGACTTCTACAAAACTGACTGGAAATATCTAAACGACGCATCTACAAGAGGATTAGACAAAGCTATTGATGGTGTACTTGTTCCTGCTGGAACTTCAACAGTATATGATCAAATGTTAGGATCTAATATTAGACGTCCTTTCTTACATGTAAGATATAGAGCTTCTGAAACTGAAGATAGAAGATTCAAAAACTGGATTACTGGTTCAGTTGGAGGAGCTTATACTTCTGATTTAGATGCAATGTCTGTACACTTCTTATCTGAAAGATGTTTAGTTACACAAGCTGCTAATAACTTCGTGTTATTCAAAGGAGCTTAATTATTTATTAACATTTAAAAAATAAGAAAATGGGATATGT